GCTTCATCCAGCTCTCGGGAACCCAATTGGTCCAACGCACCCATTCGGACTCCTCCAACCAATCGAGATATTTGACTGTTTGAGTTAAGGTGAGATCCTCAAGCTCTTCCAGCCAATATTCACGAAAGGGAGCAAACCAAACTTTGAATTTCTTTTGCCTATACTTCAAGTATTTGGCAATTTTCTTTCCAAATTGTTTGGTATACTTCTCCCCATACACCTCCTTCAAATACTCGGGGGTGTACTGTTTGGACTCTTCGTGGTGACATTTGCAACGCCGACAATAACCATCTAGAACGCATCTATTATCTGCTGCTGGATAACATCCAGCATCAGAAGGTATGCTTGCGTCATCACCAGGGTCTTCCTGACTTTCATCGTCAGAATCTTCCTGGTGAAAACACTCACACCGTTCACAGTAGCCATTTGTCGGACAATAGTAGTCGAATATAGGATAAACATTTGTTTTATCCTCAGGCTTCTTACAAGTGCAAACATCCGGAGTCGGGTGGCGGCATTTGGGGCAAATAACGAGCTTATTGGCTAAGTTGCTGTTGTTCTCAACAACTTCCTTCTGATTAGCAAAATACTTAGCAGAATGGATGCCAATAAAACGGATAAGGGTTGCAAGGGAAATGTCTTCCATATACATCCCGTTCCATCTCAAGACTTTCCAGCCAACGCTGGCTGCCCCGCCGTTCGGGTCTGGGATAGGGTAAGACCGCTCAACTTTGATATTCCACAGATCAGGGATAAGAGGGACTCCTCCCCTTCTCTTGTAGTAGGCTTCCACTTTATCAGAGTCGAGCATATCGAAGGTCGCAAACTGAGGCTTGACAGTGCAAGTCAAAGTAATGTGATCTCGACGTGTGATTGAGGCAGGTTCATTTGAATACACATGAGCGCAAGTGTCCTTGACGTTCTTTGTTTCAATATAAACTTTTGGCTCAACCGACACTTTACCCTTCATGTCGGCCTCAGCCATATTTGCATATAGTCGCACATTATTGACAATTTGCAATTTTAGCTGAGTTGGTGGGCGTTCAACAAAAGCAGCTTTGGTATTCCCGGGATCGTCTAGTAGAATTCCATTCATATACGAACGGTAATTCGACCAGAATTTGTCAGCTTCATTAAGGGTAATCAAGCGATCATCCGTGGCAGCATAGCCGTTATGCAACAGCGTTGTTACCATTAGGATATTCGCAATAGTTGATTTCCCTACAGAAGTGCCTCCAAAAATACCAATAGAGTAGGGTGCAATTCGCAAACCACCCTGCACTCTGTATTGTTGAAATTGTGTGTTCCACATCTGAAGCAATTCGATTTTCCGCTGGAGAAGATTCTTCTCCATGGCACCTCGAGCACAGGATTTCAGTGTCTTCGCCTGTTCTATTGTGCGAGACAATAGAACATCGTAGTCGTTCTCTGACATCTTCTCGACAGATTCCAGATTGCCACTACGAGCAAGATCCGAACATCGCATAGCCCTTGAGGTAATTTTCTTCGAATTCTTCCTCAGCAACACCCCCATACAAAAGCGGTTTAATAGAACCACGCTTGAAACACAT